CATACGAGATCATGCCTAGTCTCGTGGGCTCGGAGATGTGTATAAGAGACAGTCACTCTACTGTCAAATAGATTGTAGTTCTTCTTGCTTTTATTATACCACAAATTAGAAAAAATATTGTTTATATAAAATAAAAAATAAAAATTTTTATTAAAAAAATGAAAACTTGATTATAAAGCAATTAATTTATAAAATATATATAAATAAGTAGGTATTTATTTACTTGAATTTCATTGTTTATATAAAAAAAATGGAAAAATATGTAATAATTATAGGTTATAATAATTGTAGCAAGGATAATAATCGAAAGTGCGAAGGGTGATTATTTTCATATTAAACGCCAAATTCCAAATAAGGAAGGAGGTGAAATTATATGATAGGTTTTTTATTAAGCATACTAGCTGGTGTTATATCAGCTTATATTTATGACAAAATAAAAAATCACCCAGACGCCAATAAGGGTGATTTAAAAAAATAATATTTTCACTTAACAACTGAAAATAATCACTCTTTGTAGGAATAAATTATTTCCTTGCTTTTATTATACCACAAATTGGTACAGATATTCAAAAATAATATTTTTATGATATAATAAAAATGTAGAGATTTTGCAGTGAGCGATATTTGTGATAAATTGAAGTTTAACAGTTGCAATATAAGGCGTTGAGGGTGTGTGATAAATGTTATCAATTGCACTACTCATGGTTCACTGCAAATTTAAGAGAGTTGTATATGTGTAGGTATTGAAAATACTCAACTTATTTTGGGGTTTTAGATTAACTATATGGAATGTAAATGTTGTAAGAAGTATCATTCTATTTTTTAATCTTTCTGTTTTAGATTAACTATATGGAATGTAAATTTCAGTGAGAATAAGCTTTATTGTCGATGTAACACTCGTTTTAGATTAACTATATGGAATGTAAATAGTACATATAATGAGTCTTTAACATCAGTTATGAAAGGTTTTAGATTAACTATATGGAATGTAAATGATTGTACTTTAGCGTCTGCACTAGCTTTGTCTATCGTTTTAGATTAACTATATGGAATGTAAATTATTTTACAGATGAACAATTACAGTTACTTCTTGAATGTTTTATATTAACTATGTGGATTCAAAATTAAATAGAAAAAAGAAAGCACTTACTTAAATAGTAGGTGCTTTTGTTTTGCTCAAATTACTTAATTATAAAGTTGCTAAGTACAACTTTTTAGAATTATACAATATAAAAATGCACTAAAGTGATTGATTTTGCTCAAGTTGGTCGGTTGAGTAAAATAATTAGAAAAAAATGTTAAAAAACTCTTGAAAAGTGTCGCGATACAATGTATAATTATATTATCGCGATACAGAAAAGAGGTGAAAATTATTACTGATAGCAGTAGAGCAGATTACTTCAAGCAGAGACGACAGAATAAAAAAACTTTTAGTGTTCTACTAGATAGAGAGAAAGTAGAGAAAATTGAAGAACATTTAAAAAAGCAGAACAAGACTAAAACTATTTGGCTTGAAGAAAAGATTAATGAAGAGCTAGAAAAAGAGGAATAAAAAATAAGAGACGTTCTCCCCGACCAAAGATTGAACATCCCTTATTGACGTATATTATATACACTAACTATAGTATACGTCATTCCTTGAAAAAATTCAATTAAGGAGTGTAATAGTTATGAAAAATTTAATAGTAAAAGAGTTCAATGGAAGTCAAATTTATACTTTTATGTGGAAAGAAAAATCTTGTTGGATAGCTAATCAAATAGTTGGATTATTCGATTATGCTGATGTATCTAAAACAATACAGGATTGCATAAAAGCAGAAGACTTTGAGATTGAACAAGAGTATGATGTATTGAAAGGAAATGAATTTAATGATTTTGTAACTACTTTAAATGTAGTCGCAAATAATATAATTAGTAATAAAGCTAGAAGTATAACTATTTTTTATGAAGATGGTTTATATGGATTTTTACAATACACAGACAAACCTATTGGTGTACAGTTTAGGAAATGGCTTAGACGAGAAGTTTTACCAAGCATAAGACAAACTGGTGCATACATAACTAACAATGCTAATCCCGAAAAACTAAGAGAAAAAGCAAGTGAGATTGAGAAATTACAGTTAGCTTACAATAGTACATCTATGTTAAAAGAACTATTAGATGGTGCAGGCTTTGACAATAAATCCAAACTATTAACAGCTAAAACATTATATAAGAAAGCAGGAATTGATTTACCAATAGAGATAAACGAAGAAGAACATTATTTTGATACAAAGCAAATAGCATCTAAACTGAAAATATATTCTAAGAGTAATAAACCAGCACAGTTGGCTGTTTGTGAAATTATTAAAAAGATTGATTTAGAAGAAAACGAAGTCAAAGGCGTTTGGGAAACTAATGGTTCTTGGACTGGTACTGTAAATAAATATACAAAGAGTGTAATAGATAAGGTTAGAAATTGGATAGAGGAAAATAATAGACCTACTAAGATTGCAGGTGAAAAGAAGAATTATCATGTGGTTTATAAGATTGAGTAAATTTATAAGATTGTATTAAATAATTTAGTTTAGTTTTGGGGGGATTAATACAATGCATGAGAATTTACTTGATAGTATAGATATTGAAAAGAGAAAAGAAGAATTTAGAATTAAACTTTTGAAAATAAGAGAAACAGATATAGATATATATAATAAGATAGAAAGTATAGTATATAAACTTTCTTAGAAAAAATTAGAGAAAAATAATTAAATAAATAGATAAAGCACTTGGATATTTCACTGTTTCAAGTGCTTTATATGGTAAAAAATGGTATAATAAAATATAGGAATTTTGCAGTGTTCGATTTTTCTACTCAAGTATAGTTTAACAATTGGAATACAAGGCATTGAGAAGGTTTGATAAGTGTTATCAATTGCACTATTACCCGCTCACTGCAAATTTGAGAAAGTTATATGTGTGTAAGTCTTGGAAATACACAATTTATTTTGGGGTTTTATATTAACTATATGGAATGTAAATCTTTGTAATGGTAGTGTATTTAAGATTGAAACATCAAGTTTTATATTAACTATATGGAATGTAAATCAACATTAGTAGTTGTCTTTATACACATAGCATCACGTTTTATATTAACTATATGGAATGTAAATACAGCTCCCAAGACATACAACGAATCTGTAACATCAGTGTTTTATATTAACTATGTGGTATGTAAAAGACTTATTTACAGCTTTATTTGCTAAATCAGAAGGTTTTATATTAACTATGTGGACTTAAAATTAAAAATAATTAAAAAACACTTACTAATGTAGGTGTTTTTTTATTGAAAGGAAGTGATTATAATGTAAAAATTTTGAAGATATAGTATAATATTCTTATAAAATATAATTTAGGGGGATATTATGAGAGAAGGAAAGAGAAGAAGAGGATGTCTATTTTGGTTTATTCTTATTATTTTATTTTCTGGAGTTGTTGGAGCAATAGCAGGGAACAGTACTAATAATGAAAGCACTGAAAAACAGAAAGAGGATTTAACTAAATATATTGGTGAAGAAGGTAGTATAGGAGATTTAAAATTAACTGTTAATAGCATTTCAAAAGCTAGTGAAATATCAGTAGCATCTGGTTATTTAGCATACACTCCAGATAGTGGCAAATATGGTATTATAAATTTAACAATAAAAAATCAAACTAAGGAAAGCCAATCTTTTATGCTAAATTCATTCACATTAATAGGACCAGATGATTCAAAATATGTTCCATCTTTATTGATTGATGTAGGAAATAAATATATAACTATGGATACTGTAAATCCTAATTTAGATGTAACAGGTAATATTGCATTTGAAATTCCTAAGGATTTACTAGTTTCTGATTGTAAACTAAAATATAGTGGTTCAGAGCAAGAATTTATATTAAAAGAAAAATAATATATAGATTTAAAAATATGAAGCATTTACTTTAAATAAGTAAGTGCTTTTTTAATTAAAAGGAGGTGATAATAATGTAAAAATTTTACTTATATAGTATAATTACATTATAAAATTATTGTACTGGGGGGAATCTTATGGGGTTATTTGGAAAGAAAAAAGCAGATATATGTTGTATTTGTAATACTGAGATAGGAGTACTGAATATTGAAGATGGTTGGATATGCAATTCTTGTTTTAAAGAATATTGTGATGCACTTTCTATGACTAAAGCACCTAAAATTTTAAGAAAATTAGATATTGAAAAGACTATATCATCAACTAAAAAAAATAATGAACTTCAAAAAATATTTAATACAACTAATAATATAGAAAACTATATAGAATTTGATGAAGATAATAAAAAATGGCTTGTGTCTAAAAAAAGTATAAACGATAAAAAAACTCCTATCATTCATTCTTATGAAGATATCGTGAAATTTGAACTTCTTGAAAATGGTGAAACTGTAACTAAAGGAGGAATAGGAAGAGCTTTAGCGGGAGGAATTTTATTTGGAGAAGCAGGAGCTATAGTTGGAGGGATAACAGGTAAAAAAACAACAAGAAAAGTTGTTGATACATTTAAAATTAAAATAACAATTAATAATATTGATAATCCTATTGAGTATATCGAATTAATTAATAAAAAAACAAAAACTAATTCTAGTGCTTATGAGAAAGCTTACAAAGATGCCCATAAAATTTTATCAACATTATCTGCTATTACACAAAGCATTAAAGAGACAGACAATATAAATACTAAATCTGTAGCAGATGAGATATTAAAATATAAGAATCTTTTGGATATGGAAGCTATTACACAAGATGAATTTAATACTAAGAAAAAAGAATTATTGAATTTGTAATATAATAAACACTTACTAATGTAGGTGTTTTTTTATATGGAAATTTATGAAAGGAGAGTGAGAAAGTGGCAACGATACAAACTTCAATAAAGATTTTCGACGGAATGACACCTGCTTTTAGGAATATGACTACATCTATTAATACGACAATTAATAGCCTTGAAAGGTTACAACAAAGATTGCATAATCCGCTTAACACAGGTGGGATACAAGCATCTCAACAAAGTTTAAACAATATTGAAAACATATTAACCAGGATAGAACAGAAAATTGGAAGAAATACAAATGAACAAGAAAACTTTAATAATAAGATAAAGCAAGGAAGTGAAGCAGGTTCTCTATTAGTATCTAAACTCAAAAGTTTGGCTGGCATATATATTGGAATAAGAGGTATAGAAAGTATTACAAAAGCAGCAGATACAATTGCAAGTACAAAAGCACGTTTAAATTTAATGAATGATGGATTACAGACAACAGAACAACTTAATAAGATGATTTATTTATCTGCTCAAAGTGCAAGAGCTAGTTATGCAGATACGGCAGCACAAGTCGCTAAACTTGGAATATTAGCAGGAGATGCTTTTGGAAGTTCGGCAGAGGTGATAAAGTTTACAGAACTTATGAATAAAGCTTTTGTAATTGGAGGAACATCAGCAAATGAAGCTAGTGCGGCTATGTATCAGCTTACTCAAGCTATGGGTGCAGGGAAACTTCAAGGTGATGAATTTCGCTCTATAATGGAAAATGCACCTTTATTAGCCACTAAAATAGCTGATGCAATGGGAAAAACTAAAGACCAATTAAAGGAATTGTCAAGTAGTGGAGCAATAACAGCAGATGTTATAAGAAATGCACTATTTAAAGCTTCTGATGAGATAGAAAAGAAATTCGCAAGTATGCCAGTCACTTTTAGTCAAGCACTTACTATGATGAAAAATGACGCCTACATGATTTTTGGGCAAACCCTCGGAAAGATAAGTGGAGCATTGCAAAGCGTTAGATTTAGTGAAATTGTTGTATCTATAAGAAATGTTATGATTGCAATATCTTCAAACATTTACGATACATTAAATATTATAAAAAATATTTTAAATAGTGAATTCTTTTCAAACTTAGTGCAAGGATTTACATTTTGTGCGGTAGTAATAACTAAAAGCTTAGGTTCTATTGTAAATACTGCATTAAATATAGTTAATATATTTGCACAAAATTGGAGTATAATAAAACCTATTGTATTTGGTGTAGCTTCTGTTTTTATATTGTTTAGAGGGGTTTTGCTAGCGACTAAAATAGCTACAATAGGTAACGTAATTGCGAATGTTGCTCACGCTGCTTCCTCTTCACTATCAGCACTTATGACTAATATACAAGCAGCAGCACTGATGCGTTCGAATGGAGCTACTTTATCAGCAACAATAGCCACTTGGGGTTTAAATGCAGCTTTATTAGCTTGTCCAATCACATGGGTAGTATTAGGTATTCTAGCATTTGTAGTAGTAGTTTTTGTTGCAGTAGCAGCAGTAAACAAATTCGCAGGTACAAGTTTAACTGCCTTAGGAGTAATTGTGGGTGCTGTATTTGCAGCAGTGGCAGCAATACAAAATGTTATGATTTGGTTATTAAATGGCTGTATAGCTGTAAATGAAGGCATTACAAATGGTTGGAATCAATGTGTATATCTAATGAAACAAGCTATTGCAAAAGGTGTAATCTTTATAATCGAGAAAATGGCATCTCTAAATAATTCTGTAAATAATGCTGGAAATGCACTTGGGAAAGCTTTCATAGATGGGGCAAATATCGCAATACGAGGTGTAAACAAATTAATTGACCTAATAAATAAAATACCAGGGATAAATATTGGTAAAGTAGGAGAGGCAACGTTTACGCCAGTTAAGGCAGATAATAGTTACATCAAACAACAGATTGATAGCTTAAACAGATGGGTAGGAGACGCACCAGAGAAAGTAAAATTGGAGCGAATGGGATACAAAGATATTGGAGCAGCATTTCAAAAAGGAAATGCACTTGGAACTAAATGGCAAAATGCTATAACTGATAAATTTAAAGATACTTTTGACATTAATAAGATGCTAGAAGATGCAAAGAAAAAATTAGGATTAGACGATTTGTGGAATAAACAAAATCCTTTAAACAACCTTGGTGGATTTGGTGGAGATTTAGGAAAAAATGTAAAGGACACGGCAGGCAATACTGCAAAGATGGCAAAGACTATGGATAAAAGTCAAGAGGACTTAAAATACTTAAGAGATATAGCAGAGCAAGAAACAATCAATCGATTCACAGGAGTAAACATTAAAATAGATATGAACAATACAAACAACATAAGTAAAGATACAGATGTTGATGGAATAGTTAATGTCTTAACTGAAAAACTGAACGATGCTATGGTTGTATCAGCGGAAGGAATAGTTTAGGAAGGAGAGTGAGAAAATGGCTTATGATTTTTACCTAGATGGAGTACAACTACCAATCGCACCACCCAAGCTTGAAGTCAAAGTGACAAACAAGAACAAGACAGTTGATTTGATAAATACTGGAGAAGTAAACATATTAAAAAAAGAAGGATTATCTGAAATAAGTTTTGAAGCAGAATTTACACATAATAAACTACCTTTTTGTAGAGGTCAATTTAGAGATGTTCAATTCTTTTTAAGTAAGCTAGAATTACTAAAAACTGATTGTAAGCCATTTCAATTTATTGTATCTCGTGAGTTAGGTAACAAGGTCTTATTTAACACTAATATAAAAGTATCTCTTGAAGAGTATGCTATTTCAGAAGATGCAGATAATGGCTCAGATACAAAAGTTGCAATAAAATTAAAGCAATATAGAGATTACTCAACTAAAAAGTTAGTTCTTGCCCCTCCTAAAAATGAGACTGGTAGACCTAATGTAAAGATAGAGCCAAAACGAGTTGATTCAGTCAATGCCACAAACACTAAAACATATACAGTAAAAGCAGGGGATAGCCTTTGGTCAATTTGTCAGAAACAACTTGGTAATGGTTCATTATATAAGAAAGTATACGAACTAAATAAATCTATGATGGATAAGGCAAATAAGGGCAAAAACTTAAGTAAATACACTATTTATAAAGGGCAGGTGTTAAAACTTGGTTGATGAATTAGTGTTAGCAAATGATAGAGATGTAAGATTAGTAATAGCTCATTGGGAAGATTTCTACGAACCTGCTGTCATTGATGGTATCACATGGGAGATAGAAAGACGAGGTACACCTTCTAAGTTAGAGTTTACAATAGTCATGGATGATATACTAGAGTTTTGCGAAGGAAATTCTGTAAGGCTGTATTATAAAGGAATAGGCATATTTTATGGATATATATTTCAAAAGAAAAGAGATAAAGAAAATCACATTAAAATTGTTGCTTACGACCAGTTGAGATATTTTAAGAATAAAGATACTTATGTATATAGTAATAAAACTGCAAGTGAACTTGTAAAAATCTTGGCTAAAGATTTTAATTTAAAATACAATGTCATAGAAGATACTAAGTATAAAATATCTAGAGTCGAAGAAAATAAAACACTCTTTGACATGATACTAACAGCACTAGATGATACTTTAAGAGAGAAAAAAGAAATGTATACCTTGTATGATGATTTTGGAAGAATAACATTAAAGAATGTTGCATCAATGAAACTAGATACTGTCATGAACAATGATGTAATTGAGGATTTTGACTATAATTCATCAATAGATAGTGATACTTACACAAAGATTAAACTTGTAAGAGACAACGAGGAGTCAGGAAAAAGGGATGTATATATTGCTCAAGACTCAGCTCACATGAGAAGTTGGGGAATACTTCAAATGTTTGATACAGTAGACAAAAACATGAGTGAAGCAGAGATAAAACAAAAGTGTGATATACTTCTAAAACTATATAATAAGAAAACTAAGTCATTAAGTTTAAAAAATGCACTTGGAGATATTAGAGTGAGAGCAGGTTGTTTAGTACCTGTTTTTTTAAATCTAGGAGATATTGAATTGCAAAATTATATGTTAGTTGAGAAAGTAAAACATACATTTGAAAATAATTCACATTTCATGGATTTGACCTTGGTTGATGGAGACGAATTTGCTTCATATTCTTCAAGCTCATATAGTAGTGGAAATACTAATAATAAAGATGAAAAGAAAAATGGTCCTGCACAAAGTATTATGAAAAAAAATACAGGTAAAAAAGTTCCTGCTATATTTACTGCATATTATCCAGGAAACAATGCAATGGAAGGTGGAAAAACAGATTGCAATGGAAAGCCACTTGATGTAAAATCAAGAACTGTTGCTGGTCCAATGAATCGAGAAGGAGTTAAGAAAACTTGGTATACTGATGATTTTCTAAATAAACATCCAGTTTTTGAATATGGAGATAAAGTAAAAATTATACTTCCTGGTACTGCCTATGACAACAAAGTATATACAGTTAAAGATAATGGAGGAAGAATATATGTTGAAACAAACGGAACATATCATATAGATATACTATTAGCTAATGCTAGTGAATGTAAAAAATTTGGTAGAAAGAATGGCTATATAATTATAGGTGGAGATGAAGAACAAACATATCAAGTTGAAGGTAATAACCAAAGTAATACAAATAACAATTCTAAAGAAGATAAATTAATTAGTATAGCAAAAAGTAAACTGGGTTGTAATTATGTGTATGGAGCAGAAGGTCCTAATAATTTTGATTGCAGTGGGTTTACTCAATGGTGTTATAAACAAATAGGTATAAAAATTCCTCGTACTGCTTCTGCACAAAGTAAAGCAGGAAAAGCAGTAGATTTAAAAGATAGAAGCAAGTGGAAAGCAGGAGACTTATTATGTAGAATTGGTGGAGGAAGTAGTAATCATGTTGTAATGTACATTGGAAACAATCAAATAATTCATTCACCACAAACAGGAGATGTGGTAAAAATAGAGTCTGTTAATTCTTATAGAAAAGGAAAAGCATACACACATGTGAGAAGATTTATATAAGTGAGGTGGCAATATGAGCCAAGATTTATTACAGATAATAAAAAAAGCTGCAATGGATGCAGTAGAAACAAGCAACCCAATGAGGGTTGTATTTGGAACAATAGAAAGTATTAGTCCTCTAAGAGTTAAGATAGAACAAAAACTATCTATTGGTGAAATTTTTCTAATACAAACAGATACATTTAAAAGATATACAGATAAAAAAATGGGAGATAAATTAGTCTTAATTCGTATGCAAGGAGGGCAACAATACTTGATTTTAGATAGGATGTGATAAAGTGTTACCAAGTGATAATTTAGATTATGATATTGAAGATGTATCAATAATTAATTTTGATGTAAGACAAGAGCCAAGTAAGACATTTAAACTTCATATAGAAAAGTCTAAGATTGATGGTATTTGTGATGATGTAGAAGCATTAAAACAAACCATTTTTTTAATTTTAAATACTGAAAGGTATGAGCATCTTATTTATTCTAGAAATTATGGTGTTGAATTAAATGATTTAATTGGAGAACCTATTTCATATGTAATACCCGAACTTGAAAGAAGGATAACAGAAGCACTAATTCAAGATGATAGGATTGAAAATATAGATAATTTTGAGTTTCAAAATATAAAGGGTAAAGTACAATGTAGATTTTCAGTTCATACAAAATATGGAAATATAAAAGCAGAGAAGGTGGTGAGTGTATAATTGTTTGAGTTAATGACATTTGAAAATATAATTAAAAGAATGTTAGATAGTGTACCAGATACTTTTGATAAAAGGGAAGGTTCTATAATATATAATGCTCTTGCTCCTGTTGCTATAGAACTTACAGAAACATACATTGCTATGGATGAATTACTAGACCAAACATTCGTAGATACTGCTAGTTATTATTATTTAGAGAAGAGATGTAAAGAAAGGGGAATAACACCACTTGAAGCCACTCATACGATTGCTAAAGGAGTTTTTAACATAGATATTCCACTTGATTCTAGGTTTAATCTAGGAGAATATAACTATGTAGCAATTGAGAGAATATCTGAAAAAACATATAAAATGAAATGTGAAACTACTGGACCTGTATTTGAGTTAGGAAAACTAATACCTATTGAATATATAGATGGTCTTGAAACTGCTGAACTAACTGAAATCTTGATAAATGGAGAGGATGAAGAGTCAGAAGATAGTTTAAGACAAAGATATTATGATAGCCTAAATTCACAGAGTTTTGGCGGGAATATACAAAACTATAGGGATGAAGTTAACAAAATACAAGATGTTGGAGGAGTTAAAGTTTATCCAACTTGGGATGGAGGTGGGACTGTTAAGTTAGTAATAATTAACTCTAATTTTAAAGTGCCAAGTGAAGAATTAGTAAACTTAGTTCAAGAAGAAATTGACCCAATTGGACACCAAGGAGAAGGCTTAGGATTAGCACCGATTGGACACCGAGTCACAGTTGAAGGAGTTACAAGTACAACTATAAACATATCAGCAGAAATAACATACAAAAATGGCTACACTTGGGAGAATATAAAATCAATTGCAGAAGAAGCAATAGACGACTATTTAAATGAACTTAACATGAGTTGGGAAGATGAAGAAAACTTAATAGTCCGTATATCTCAAATTGAAACTAGATTACTTAGTATTGATGGAGTATTAGACATTGCAAATACAATGATAAATGATGTTAAATCTAATCTAACAATAGATAGTAACAGCATAGTAGTGAGAGGTGAGGTAGTTGGATAAAGAGATTAATCTAATAAATTACTTGCCACAAATTCTACAAGATAAAGAAGAATATATAAAAGTATTTAATGTAGAAAATAAAGAAATAAAAACACTACATGATAAATTAAAGGACCTATCAAATGACCAGTTTTTAGAGGACCTAACTATAAGTGGTATAAAAAGATGGGAAAAGATAATGTCTATAACTCCTAAAAGTAATGAGAGTTTAGAAGATAGAAGGTTTAGGATTTTTAGTAAATATATAAGTAAATTACCTTACTCAGAGAGATTTTTAAGGAACTGGCTAGATAATGTAGTTGGAGAAGGCAATTATGAATTAACTATTAATAATGCTACTTATAACATACACCTTGAGAGTGATGCTAGAAATCAAGATTGGTTTGAGGAAGTTCATTCTTTTGTAAGTAATATTAAGCCATGTAATATGACTTTAGATTACACTAGAGTGCTTATAAGCAAAGACAATTATATGAATTTTGGTATAACAACCCTAATGGGTCAAGAAATAACTATATACCCTTGGAGTCCACCAGATATAGAAACTTATGGAGAAATTGATGTATTAACTGGCAATGGAGTTGGATACCAAGAGATAACAATATTTTAGGAGGTGATATATTGGCTATAGATAAAAGTTATTACACTATAATTACAGATGTAGGAAAAGCAAAGATAGCAAATGCAAGTGTCACAGGTAATAAAGTAGGGTTTGTAAAAATTCAACTTGGTGATGGTGGAGGAAGTGAGTATACTCCTACTGAAAGTCAGACAGAACTTAAAAATGTGGTATGGGAAGGCAACATCGGAAATACAACCACAGATGAAACTGCGCCAAACTGCATAATATTAGAGAGTTTAATACCATCAAGTGTAGGTGGATTTATGATAAGAGAAATAGGATATTTAGATGATGAAAATAATCTAATTGCAATCTCTAAATATAAAGAATGTTATAAACCTTCTATAGAACAAGGAGCAGTTGTTGATATGAAGGTTAAAACTGTGCTTATTGTATCTAATATAAATAATATAGAACTTAAAATTGACCCTACAATAATTTTTGCTACGCTCAAAGATATACAGGATTTAGATGCTAAAATAAGCAATGTAAACACTAAAATTGATACAACTAAAACAGAGTTAACAAGCAACATAGAAACTGCTAAGACAGAGTTAAACACTAGAATTGACACAGAAAATGAGAAACAAAATATTAAAATTGACCAGCTAATAGCAGGTGGTTCAAATGTTGCATCTACTCAAACAATAACAATTGATGATTGGATAGATAATCAAGAAGGTGGATTCAAAGCAACTGTAACACATGGTTTATTAACACAGAGAATAACTGTAAGTATTATAGATGCTACTACAAAAGATAATGTAGTACCCGATTTCACAATTATAGACGATAATTCTATTGAGGTTAGAAGTGGAGTAAAAGTTGAGTTAAATGTTTATGTGATTAATGGGAATGCAGAGACTCATTTTATTAATGCGACTGTAGATGATAATAGAGTGTCTGAAATGACTACTTATTCATCAAAAAAGATACATGAAGAAATTGGTAAGGTAGCAGAGCAACTGACAGGAATTAATAGTAATATTATATCGACTGTAAATAACGACATACTACCTATATAGAAAGGAGCGTGAAAAAATGGCGTTATCAATGAGTTATTTTAATTTACCTGACAAAAGAAAATATACTAAAAATCTTGCATTTAATCCATTTGCAGGTGGAAGGCAAAATTTTGAGTGGACTGGTGGTGACCATGGACTAAATGGTGAGTTTAAAGAAACTTGCTTAAGTTGCACTTACAATGGTTCAACATTAAATTGGGGTTCAGGAAATGTTTGGGTCTTGGGGGAATATGGTCAATATACATTTACTTATAATTGTGAATCAATGCATGTGGATACACAACAAAAATTTCCGTATACTTCTAATAGAATAATAACTATAAAAGGTAGACCTGTAATATCTGGTTCAGATACTTCACTTGGGAATAAAAGAAAAGGATTTAGTGTAGATTTTACTGTAAGTGATGATACTCCAAATGTTAATTTAATAGTACGTGCTTATCTTGATGATAAATTAATACAAAACATTACTCCTGTTGTACAAAATTCAACTTTAACAGCAACAGTAACAGATAGTCAACTAAACTCTTTATCCGTAGATGGAAATCACAAACTAAAAATACAATTAAATGATGGATATGATAATTTTGATAGAATTTTTACTTTTAAAAAAATAGAAAAGGGAATTGATATATCAACATCATTAGTAACTGATAGCCAAGCTAAGTTTACTGTAACAAAAATATACAGTGAATTGACAAAAATAGAGTGTTATTTAGATGAAACATTAAAAGAGACTTTTACTACAGACTTGTATTCAGAAAAGACTATAAACTATGAACTTATAGACAATGCAATACACACATTAAAAATAGTTGTAACTGATGCAGAAAATGTTGTAGAAGAAAAAGTTATAAGTATAAGTAAGAATATAATGCCATTGCAACCTGATGCAACATTACAAGATATATCAACTAAGTTAACAGAGATTGGGCAAGGCGTTAGAAATGGTAAAACAAGCATTATAAATACTTTAGCATTAAAGAATATAGATGCAAGTTTAAATAATACACTCGTTGAGTTATCAGAGAAAATTAAGGGAGGTTTTGATAGTGGAGACGCTAGTTTACAAGATTTGATGAATCAATTAACACAAGCTAATAATACTATATCGCAGTTAAATACTAAGTATAAAGTTGCTAGTGGTACAGTTACTTCTTTTGCGGATAGTACTAAAATTGCTTATCCATATCTAACCGACAATGTTACTAAACCTGGTTCTTGGATTAAAGTTAGTAATTTAGGCTTTAAACCTAATATTTTCTTTGCTGATTTTGATTACTATGATGCTGAATATAAAAATAATTATAAACTTTTCCTTTTCGCTTGTAATGGTGTTGCCACACAAAGAGGTGTTGATTTTTCAAGTGTTACATCTTTTATCAGAAAAAGTGGTGATGAGTATTTTCATGCTAATGGATGGCTATATAGTAACTCAGAGGGGGATGTCTATTTTAATAATACTGGCGTTCAGATTCCAGCTTATAACTTTGATTCAACTCAAAAACATACTTATAAATGGTATGCTATTAAATTTATTTAAAAGGAGGAAAAAACATGAATGTTCCAAACCGAATAATATATGACCAAACAGGTAGAACAATCTTTGAAACAGGCGAATCCTGTGGAGATGTATTGCCACATTATACAATAACGGAATTGCATTATATAGATATTGAATATGGAAGTATAGATTATACAAGGAATAGAGTTATAGGTATAAATATAGAAACAAAAGAACCGATTTTAGAAGAAATACCAGTATATATAACAGATGAGGAAAAGAGAATACAAGAGTTAGAAAATCAATTATTAATTGCAGAAAATGAGAAAGTAGGAGGATTATTATAATGAATATAAATAATGTTGTAGTAAGAATATTAGCAGAAAGAATATTAAGTAAGGGATTAAATCCTCTAAAAAATAGAGAATTTCAGTTAGATGACGTGACTAACACAGAGTACAGAAAAGCTGTAGAGGATTATATTATAAAAAATAGTGGAGTAGTAGAAGGAGCAGAACCAACTATATAGAGGGTTCTTTTTTTATTGAAAGAAGGTGACTAAATGACTTTTAAAGAGTTGGTTAATAAAGTTAGAAATCTTGTATTAGAAGCAAAGAATGTAACTATAGAAGATACAGAAAGTAAATTTACAAGTGAAAATGTAGAAGGAGCATTGAAAGAATGTATAGATAGAGCAGATGAGGCTTTTCAAGAAGCCGATAGTGGAAAAACACTTTTATCAACTGCTATCGGCTCTCCTACTACATCAGAACAAACATTTCAAGATTATGCGAACTATATTACAGGATTTAAGAGCAATATAAGCAATTTAGAAACTCAATTGAAAAGCAAATATTCTATTAGATATGGTCCTATTGATGGATATGATGGTAATCCTTTTTCTGCTAATTTTGGCAAGAGTGCAAGTTACCTTATTGTCTATGTTTACTTTAGAAGAAGTGTATATTATTATAATCCCAGTGGTAGTTCTTTAGGAAGTAATACAGGAGGTTCTGAACGTGCATGGATTACTATAAACAGCAATAAAACTGGTTTTTCAGTTCATTCATATGATACTAGTTATGAGTCATATCCTTTTACAGGTTATTATATTGCTTGTTTCGCATAATAAATTATATTATTAAAACTAGGAGGATGTATGGAAGAAATTAGCATAAATCTACTATGTGCAGTAGCAGGAGTTGTAATATCCTACTTAGCATTTAGAAATAACTCAAACAGAAAGATACAAGATGAAACAGAAACAACTACAAAATTAGAACAACAAATAACTTTTTTATGTGAGAATGTAAGAGATATAAAGCATGATGTAGCAAAGTTTAATACTAGTTTCTTAGATATTAGTGAACGAGTTGCAAAAATAGAAGCAAGTACAAAACAAGCACATCTTAGAATTGATGAAATTGTAAATAGAATTGGAGGAAAATAAGAGATGGATAATTTAATAAGTTTTATACCAGAGCAGTTGCTAATTTTAGTAGCTGCTCTCTCTATTATAGGTAAAGGTTGTAAAAAATATAAACAATTAGATAATAAATACATTCCAGTAGTGTTACTGATACTTGGAATAGGTTTCTCAATATGGATGCTAGGATTAAATCCTGTTGCAGTCTTACAAGGTGTAATTTGTTGGGGAGTTGCAATAGGTATAAATCAAACTTACAAACAGTTGAAGGATGGTGAAAAGTAATGAAATTAACAAAAATATTATTACTCACAAAAATTTAAAAAATTTCATTAAATAGAGTATACTTTTATAGCTAATAAGTATATAATAATAGTACAGAACTCGTAAAGCATTTATATGCTCAAATATACGGGACATTGATTTTTGAAGGAACCCGCCAAGCTTCTTTTATAGCTCAAATAGGCGGGACAGATAAATTTACCCACTAATATTAATTGGTGGGTTTTATTATATAAAAGTATATCTATGAAAAGGTGAAAACAATGGTTGAAGTAAAAGAAGAAAAAACATTTGATGAACAAATAGATATTTTAAAAAGTAGAGGATTAATAATAAATGATAAAGAAGATGCTAAATTTGTATTAAGTAATGTCAATTATTATAGGTTTACAGCATATCTTCTAAGTTTTAAGAATGATGATGGCTCATATAAAGAAGGAACTACGTTTGAAGAAGTTTATGATATATATAGGTTTAATAAGGAATTTAGGATATTATTAACAGATTTGTTAGGGAGCATAGAAATAGCATTTAGGACATACATTGCATATACATTAGCAATTAAACATGGTGCTTGTGGATATCTAGAAAGGGAGAGTTTCAAAGATGAAAAATTCTATATTAATTTTTTGACAGCATTAGAGAGAGAAAAAAGTAATAATTCAGATAAGCTTTTTATTATACACCATAAAGAAAAATATGAAGGAAAACTTCCCATTTGGGTTGCAACGGAAATAATGACTTTTGGTATGTTGTCAAAATTATATTCAAACATGTTGCCAGAAGATACTAGATACATAAAAAATAATTTGTGTAGAGTGAATACTTTATTAGTTAAATCTTGGTTACAATCATTAACACAGGTCAGAAATCAATGCGCTCATTATGGTAGAATATATAATAATAATTTCCGTATTATAACAATAAAAAACGAATATAAAAAGTATAACTTGGATAATAAAAAGATATTTTCTTATATACTTGCTATGAAGCATTTGACTATGGATAAATTAATTTGGAATAGTTTTTTTATAAAACTTCAAAAGTTAATTAATGATTATAATAATTCTATAGACTTAAAGCTTATTGGTTTTCCTAATAATTGGATAGAGATATTGGCTAAATAAAATAGTTACTTTAAGAAGTTTATAAACACTTACTATATGTAAGTGTTTTTTTATTGAAAAGAAGGAGGAAAATAAATAATGAAAATATGTATTACAGTAGGACACAGTATTTTAAAAAGTGGTGCATGCACTTCTGCTGATGGAGTAGTTAACGAATACCAATACAATAAATCTCTTGCACCAGTATTAGCAGATACATTTAGAAAAGAGGGTCATAAGGCAGATGTAATAATATGTCCTGAAAAGCAGTTTAAAACTAAAGCAGAAGAAAAGACTTATAAAATACCTAGAGTTAATAGTGGAGGATATGATTTACTTATAGAACTACATCTAAATGCAAGTGATGGTCAAGGAAAAGGTTCAGAAGTTCTATATTATAGTAATAAAGGTTTAGAGTATGCAACTAGAATATGTAATAAGCTAGGTACAGTATTTAGAAATAGAAGAGCTAAATTAGATAAAGGATTATATATCTTAAATAGTTCAAATCCTACAGCAGTATTAATTGAAAGTTTCTTCTGTGATAATAAAGAAGATTATGAGAAAGCTAAGAAACTAGGTCATGAAGGTATTGCTAAGTTAATTGTAGAAGGTGTATTAAATAAAAATATAAATAATGAGGGAGTTAAACAGATGTACAAACATACAATTGTTTATGATGGAGAAGTTGACAAAATCTCTGCAACTGTAGTTGGTTGGGGTTATAATGATGGGAAAATACTGATATGTGATATAAAAGATTACGTGCCAGGTCAGACGCAAAATCTTTATGTCATTGGTGGTGCAGCATGTGAGAAGATTGGTTCTATGACTAAAGAAAAATTTACTATGATAAAGGGTAATGATAGATTTGATACACTTTATAAGGCATTAGATTTTATTAATAGATAGATTATATAAAATATTTTAGTATTTCTTGAAAATCATAAGTATGGTAATATTTAGATAAATATTATTTATTATTAATAGGTATGGGGGGAGATTATGATATTTAAGAAGTATATAAAATCATTACTGATAGTTGTTAGTGTTACATTGATAATGAACAAATCAATATTATTTGTAAATGCATTAGATTTAGAGAGTAACAATAACATAAAATCTTATAAAAGAAAGAATGTAAAGGAAATTGATATAAGCAATAAATTTGTTGATGAATCCTTTAGAAGAGATATTGTTGAAAAGGTATTAGATAATAGGGATGATCCATTAACAAATGAAGTTGCATCAAAAGATAACTATAAAATATATGAAAGTGATTTAAATAAAATTGAGAGTTGCTTAGAGTTAGATTTACATAAAAATCCAGATGTTTCTAATCCAAACAAAATAGATAATTTAGATGGGATAGAAAATTTTAGAAATCTAGAAAAGCTTGATTGTAGTTCAAATAATCTAGAAAGTGTAGATTTAAGTAAAAATATAAAATTAAAATATCTAGATATTCTGTCTCTTATACACATCTGACGCTGCCGACGATACTCCTTGTGTAGATC